AATGTAAATATCAGATTGTCAATTATGACAAAACTGAATGAAGATGCACTACAGATAGTGGAACAAATATTACCATATTTTCAACCTCATTTTAATCTGACAATCAACTTGGTTGAACAAATAGGTGAGACTAGAGACATTCCAATGGTCCTGAATAGTATTCAGATGGATGATGATTATGAGGGAGATTTTACTACAAGAAGATCTCTTGTATACACATTAGACTTTACTGCAAAAACATATCTATTCGGACCAGTAGATACTGGTAATGATAATATTATTAAGAAAGTACAGGTTGATTATTATACTAATACAGACAGAAGAGGTGCGTCCAGAGAACTTCGTTATGTCGCAACTCCCAGAGCTCTTAAAGATTACAACTCTGATGGTTCTACTAAAATTACCGCTGATATTGCAGCAAACGTCACAGAATTTAGTGTCGAATATGGCACTGAGTTAGTTTCTAAATCTTATATTCAAATTGGTGAGGAGGTAATGTTCATCAGAGAAATTACTGGTGATGTTATCAAGGTAAATAGAGGTGAGAACGGTACTAGCGCTACCACTCATGAAGCAGGAGATTATGTAAACGCAATCAATACTGCAGATGACGAACTAATTGATCTTGATGATGATTTTGGATTCAACGAATCTACATTCAATTTTAATGATGGAAAGATCTATAGTACAACCAAACAAACTGACGTGGACGCATGAAGTACGACGAAATAGATGATGCTTTGGATATTACACCTACAGAGGTTAAGTCTGAAAAAATTGTCAAAAAAGAACCAGAGGTAACTGAAGTCGTTACTTCCACTCAAGAACAACTCAAAAAAGATTATGAATATACTCGGGGTAATCTCTACTCCTTGATTGAAAAAGGTCAGGAAGCTGTTGATGGAATTTTGGAACTTGCACAAGAATCAGATTCTCCTAGAGCATTTGAGGTTGCAGGTCAACTTATTAAACATGTCGGCGATGTTGCCGATAAATTAGTCGATCTTCAGAAAAAAGTAAAAGACATCGAGAAAGAAGATGGCAAATCATCTAAAGCGACAAACGTTACAAACAATGCGGTTTTCTTTGGGTCTACAGCGGATCTGCAGAAATTTCTCAAAAATAATGGCGATTCTAAATAGATAAAGGAGATACTCACCCAACATGACTGAACCAAAAAAGTGTCCTACAGGGAAGTATTGGTGCTTTACTGATAAAAAGTGCAAAAAAATTCCTAAGGGATATCATGTCATGGGTAGTGGTAGACTCATGAAGGATGAAGATCATGAAGATGGTGATGAAAATAAGAACGGTGGCTCCAACGGTAACGGAGATGGTGGCGGGGTGAGTGAAAATACTATATTGGAAAAACGTGATGGTAAGTCTGCCAAGGACAAGGGATATTCCCTTCGTGATTGGTTTAGAGGTGGTGGTTGGAAACAAACTGGCGGTAAATACGACGGAAAACCTTGTGCGAGACAACCAGGTCAAAAGACTAAACCATTCTGTCGTGATGCAGACGATAGAGCTGCAATGAGTAAAAAAGAGAGAAATAGAAGAGCAGCAAAGAAACGTAGAGAAGATCCAAATCCCGATAGAAAAGGAAAAGCAAAAATCGTAACGGATTCATACACTTTTTCAAACTGGAGAAAAGAAACCAATCTTCAAGAAAGTGATTGGACTCCTGTTACTGGTTCAATTGCTAACTCTAGTGATCAAACATTTCATTATGTATCACAAAATTTTGAAACTGGAGAACCAAATATAGCTACTATTTCTGGTCTTGGTGGAGTAGAGGCAGCACCATCCGAGGTAACTGTTGACTTAGGTTTTGGTGAAAAATATCCTGTTGCTGCGCCAGATTATAGTCAGTCTTCAATGCAGGGTTATGCACAACCACTTACGAAGGTTCAAAAAAGACAAGATGAGGAAGAGAACGAAAAAATTGATGCTGAGATAAAAAAGTTACTAGCACAGATAGATCAACTTGATCAAAAAAGATCTGATCTTGGTGAAGAACAAGCAAAGACTGAACCCCAATATACTGGGATGTCACATGGTGATTTCATTGATAGAACGAATGAAATAAATGCAAAATGGTCAGATAAAATGTGGCCCCTTCAAAAGAAATTGAATGATAATCCTGTATGTATTGCAGCAGATAAGTGTGTAGGCACTAAGTCAGCACTGATGAGGATGAATAAGGCAGCGACGAAGGAACATGAAAATTTGTATGATGAATATATGAGACAAACATCCGAATTTCAAAAGGCACAGGATGATCATATAAAATCTTACTCTAAAAAATTAGATTCTATTAGAAAAGAAAAAGAAGCACTCAACGCAAAGATTACCGAGTTAGAAAAACAAAGACCCATTAATAATCAACTTGATGCTTCTCAACAGGTTGATCCAACAAGGCCTTATATGGGCGCTAGGGTTCAACCTGTTGCTGGACAACCATCATTTAATTATGATCCCCCCAAGACGACTGATATGGATAAATTTATGGATGGGTGGAAAAATAGGTGGCAAAATACGGAAGGACCAGGAGCTCCTGGAACTGGAGCAGAGGGGCAATGGTGGATATCTATGATGAATTTGATGGATTCTGGTATGAGTTATAATGATGCTTCAAAACAAGTTGGACCTAGACCTCCTAGGGTTGGAAGTGCTAGGGTTCAACCATCACCTGCTCTCCGTGATTATAGAAACACTTCTCCAGTAAGTGGTCTTATTCCAAATTACACATCAAATCCCGATGCACCAGAACACCCAGATAATTATGTACCAACTCCAACAGACTCTAATGTTGTTACTCCCGATGATGAAGGATTTATTAAAAGTTTGGGTATACTTCCAAAGGGCGTTAACAGTGTTATGTCTGGATATGGATTTGCTGGAGATGCGGCTCTTAGATACGCAAAGGGTGATTACACTCCTGTAACAAAATCTCCTGGACGCAGTTTTGATAAAAAGGTATTAGATCTTATTCAACGTTCCGATACACCTGGTGCTGTTACAGATATAGTATACTCTGGTGATATTCCTTCGGGTATTTCAGGTTTTTCAAGATCGATGGGCGACTTGCCTGTTAGGTTATCTTTAGGACAATTTAACTATAAGGTAACTTCAAATGGTATAGAAGTTAGAGATACGTTTAACTTTAATGCTAATAGGAGTATTGGTGCCCTTGCTTCTTTGGGTCTCGGAATTGGTCCAGCACTTCAAAATACTGCAGATAGATTAGTAGATATTGGAAACAAAAGAGCTCGATCAAAAGGACTAAATCCAGACGATGAGTCTTTTGGAATTCCTATTAAGTACACTATTCCTTGGAGTCAAGTTCCTGCAAAACTTCAAAATAAGTTAGATCCAACTCAAACAAAATCTCCGATAGTAAAGACAAATAGGAGGGGTAGAAAAAGGTTTATTCCAAATTACACACCAACTCCTGATGCAAAGCAAGTTGGGGAAGATCTAAATAGAAGGGATAGAAAAGTTATTGGAAAAATGGTAGCCGATTCATACGATTTTTCAAACTGGAGAGACGAGTTCAAAGCACTTGAATTTGAAACCGTTGACATTATTGGTACAGAACCATTGAAACCAACCGAGGGTCTCGGAAGTAAGATGCTTGGTGAGAAGTGTTGGAAGGGTTATGAGAAGAAAGGTATGAAGACCATGTTTGGTAAGAGATATCCAAACTGTGTCAAGAAAGAAGAGACTGAAATTGAAGAGAAAAAAGATCCTTGTTGGGACACTCACAAACAAGTGGGTATGAAGAAAAAGAATGGAAGAATGGTTCCTAATTGCGTACCTAAGGAAGAAACCCATTCTGACTGGAGAACTGAAATCTTTGAAGGTGATGGAGATCATGAGTATGAAATGGCACGTCGTCAATTAGCAACTATCAAGAATGCAGTTTCTCGTCTTGAGAAAAAGATGGGTGAAACTGGAGAGGGCGAACTCAAAGCATGGGTTCAAGCAAAACTTACCAGATCTGCAGATGACATTGATACAGTTGCAGATTATGTAACCAATGAGGAGACCATTCAGGAAGGAGAAAAAGACGCTTGTTACCACAAGGTCAAATCTCGTTATTCTGTATGGCCCTCTGCATATGCATCTGGAGCATTAGTCAAGTGTCGTAAAGTTGGCGCTAAGAACTGGGGTAACAAAAGTAAAACTAAAAAAGAGGAAGTCCAGTATCTGAATACTGAAGACTATCAAAGGATACAGGAATATGGTAACGTTTACACTATAATAGTGTTATGGAGAGGTAAGTCCCATCGCTTGCAACTTTTCTTCCAGGGTACGGCAAGACCTTCCCGTGATGAAGTTAAACACGAAGTAGAAAAGATTTACCCAGGTGGAATGGTGAGTTACTACTTCCCCAGCGCCACTGATCCAGGTAAACCAATTATTGTTTCTACAAGGAGTTAATCATGCAAGACGACATCGAACTTTCAAACTTGTCAAAAGCACTTGAGTATGAACGTCAGGCTAGAGAGATTGATAAGATGACTCTAACTGAAGCGAGAGAGTTCGCAAAGTCTTACCTAAAACTCTACTTTAAACAACAGGAAGTAATAACTTCTATAGCAAACATGTGATTTTATGAGTGACGTATATCTTGGTAATCCTAATCTAAAAAAAGCGAATACACCGATTGAATTTACAGAGGACCAGGTTATTGAGTTCCTCAAGTGTAAAGAAGATCCTGTTTATTTTGCGAACAATTATATCAAGATTGTTTCACTAGACGAAGGTTTAACACAATTTCATCCATATCATTTCCAAGAGAAACTGATTAATCGATTTCATGAGAATCGATTTAATATCTGTAAGATGCCACGACAGACAGGTAAGTCTACCACCGTGGTGTCTTATCTTTTGCACTATGCAGTTTTCAACGATAGTGTCAACATTGGTATTCTCGCAAACAAGGCGGCAACCGCAAGAGAACTTCTCGGAAGGTTACAAACTGCATACGAGAACTTACCTAAATGGATGCAACAGGGTATTA